GGACTAAGTCCCCCAACTTGCATTACGTCGGCTTTATGCTAGACTTGGTGCAAGAAACCTTATGCCCCCATCATGGGCGCTTAAGGGGTGGCAACCAGTTACTGGTTGACACGTAGCCCTTACGGACCACCTTCGTTCGGAATCTGTTCCGAAAGGAGACACCTGGGAGTCCGCGCAGCAGGCCGTGAGGCACACTGAGCGAACCCCGGAGCGCAACACCAATGAGCCAAGGCTCATTCTGACTATCCCGTATAGCAGAAAAGTCGCTAATAGGGGAATGGGAGAGCTCCTTCCACGTCCATTTGCCTTTCTCGTGAGAGAAGTGGCAATTTGGACAGGTAAGGTGCTCATCACCTGCGGAGTCAATACCGGTATCCTCTTGGCCTGGTAAGGGCCTGAAGAACTGGTATTGCTTCGGAAGACAGTCAATGACCGCACTCCGAACGGGGCTAAAGAACTTCTCAGTTCTCTCACTCCTTCTCGACAGGTTCAGAAACTTGAAAACGTTCTCGACTGTGTCGAGAGCGAAGTCAAGGGTGAAGGGACGTACGTCCTCTCCGCCGAACCAGTCAGAACCGCAAGACTCTCGGAATGGACCCTCTAGGAAGGTCTTATCCCGGTTTACAGTGAATCCCCAGTGTTTTAGCGTAGCTAGAACACTGTGGGCATAGCGCTTCCGGACGATAATATCGTCCCCGTAGACCGTGAAGTCCACGCCTGGGGTTCCACACCCCGAGGAAATGCATGCCGCTGCAAACAGAAGAGTTTCAAGCGGGAAACAGAAGCCATTACCCATGCTGCACATCTTGTCATAAGGATAAACCTTAGAATCAAGAATGAACGATGGAGACCTGGTACGCCAGAGAAGGCGGAACCAATCGTCGGGTAGGAGGTATCGGCAAAGCTCTATTGAGACTGAGTCAGAAGCTGAACTCAGATCGATAGTGACGAAGCCGTCCTCAGAATCAGATATAGACCCTTGACGGGCGAATTCCTGATTTATACCCTGGTCTGACAAATCGAGACCGACGGAAAGGAGCTTCTTGCGGAGCTCCAAGTCGATCCCTTTTTGAACAAAACCATTAAGTAATGGCTCGACTGCGATTGTTCGCAAAGTCTTCGCAGTCTTCGGCACGAAGCTTATCTTGTTGTAGTTGACTTCATGGATTCGACCGAGGTATGCCGCAAAGGCATAGCAGGGGTCGAGGCAGACTAATCCATGGCTCCCACGCTCGAGCAAAAGCTCAGAGTAATGGAAGTTATGGGAAAGCCCGCCGAATCCATGGTGCAAGGCACCGGGTGTAACGGACCACTTCTCGCAGTTAAGTTTCGCGAGTATGTGGGTAGCATCACCGTGTACACCTACTGAGGCGCCACCCCCAAAATCGCACATATCGAAAATGTTGCTATAGGATGGCCGGCCACCAATGGTGGATCGAATCCATCTTCTTGCAACCCGGGTTTTATCAAGCTCACGATCGCGAGATCGGTGGGAATTGATAAAGCGGAACTTGCGATTGACACGAGCGGATCGCTTTTCAGCTTTCCAAAATGTATCTCTCGCGTTCTGCTCCGGATTGAAGCCCAAGGCCCGTGAGGGCCAGGGGTACTTCTTAACGAGTAGTGCGAACTGATTCGCGACGAAATGTTGTGTCGCGTCCGAATACAACTGTTTGGACAGTGAATCAGCCGCTTCATACAGCTTCTTAAAGTCTCGGCTCCGCAAAGCGGAGCTATACTCTTCAAGGAAACTGTACTGGCGGTGGGAGTCTAGCAATCTGCTAAGTACCCTAAGGTAAACCTTAAGGCACTTTGCCTTCAGGTTCCCCTGCAGGAGAGTGAACGCTGTTGCTCTGGGTCTCATAACGAGGCTCCGGATGCCGCCTGTCGATAACTTCGATAAGGCGGAGGGTTACGACGATCCCCGCTAACGCGAGGACAAATGCGCCAAAGGCTTTCACGAAGGGAAGCTGACAACCTACTGGTTGATCAGCTGCTTCTTGATCAAGTCCTTGAACGCCGACGTCGCAAACCAGGCCGAGAGATCGGCCGCAGCAGTGTCCACATCGGCAGAGGAGAAACCGACAGGACACTGGACATTCATGTCCAGGATCAGGTCGCCCAAAGGGGTAGCAGCACCCGTGAGGGTGAGCGTACGCGTCAGCTTTGCCTGCACACGTCCGACACCGGAGAACACAGCAGTCGGCTTCGGGGCCGTGCGAGCCAGCTTCATCGTGTCCTTGACGGTCACGGTGTTGAGCGGGCCCACATAGCCCACAGAATCCTTCTGCATGGAATCCGCGGTGTAGGACTTGGCATTGATGGTGAGAGACATGGATAAGTTCCAAGTGTGAAGGTCCTTAATAGACCAGTTTAGAGGAAACGCCTAGTGGCGTCTTGGTGCAGACATTGCACCGGTAACGCCCAGCACCTTGCCAAAGCGCTGAGCAGCGAGAGCGAAAAGATTCGCCATTCGAGTCGCACTATCGAACCTAAAGTCCGATCGAACGACTACTTGTGGCGTATCTAGAGGCCGACGCTTCTTGGTCACTTCTGTCACGGACACTGTACCGGAAGGCATTCCCAGTATAGTGTAAGTGGTAGGGTCCTTGAGTACAAAGCTGGACATCGAGTTGATGTTCTGCAGAGTCCTCTTGGCCGTAAGGCAGCTTCCAAGTTGTTTCCAACCGACTGCAGGGGCTAAAGCACCGAGGTAATCCCCGATGTTTAGGAAGTAATCGTAGACCCAGGAACAACTCACAAGCTCCCAAGGGAGCGTCATGAGTCCCTTAGGGGAGAGACCGAAATCATCCCAAAAGGTTGAATCGATCTCGTCTAAGGACATGGCACGGATAATCACCTCCTCAGTTGAACGACGAGTCCAGCTGAGGTTGGTGGCACCGTACGATGTTACAAACGACTGAGAGTTCTCGCCGTAAAGGCGAAGCTTCTCTCTAGAAGTTTTCCTTTCGCTACGTACAGTCTTTCGGAGCGCTGACATGATGTTGTTGATGTCACCGACTATGGGACGAATCCCAAAGCGGTAGGTGAGCCAGAGGTCAGCGGCTGTCTTAACGACAGCACGAGACCCCTGCCCCTTCTGAGAAAGAGAACTGACATGGTTTAACCAGCCAGTAAGCCTTCCTAGAGGGGATCTAAACATCCCTATCGTCTTCTCAGCTTCAGCGAGGGTTTCGTAGAGGTTTGAATCTCCACGTCCACGCTTGTTGAGAAGGCCCGTTGAAGCCTCAATTTCTGCTCGACGAAGGTCAGCAGGGTCGAGAACTCCATAAATGATCGGGGCGTTACTGCCATCGATCACCTCCACCGGACATATATCGACCATAGGCGTCCCATCGGTCATCCATTCCGCCCTCTTAGACGGATTGGAGCCGCAGATGACGTTCTTGTGGTCGCGTATATAGTAGCCGGAACCGGAGACACTGTAATCCCGTTGCGACCGCGACATGTTGTTAAAGAAGATTTCTCCTCTTGCAACACGCTTGTGGAAGCCCGGGATAGTCGCATCCGCCATGCTCTCTACGCGACCGGTTACGCCATAATTGGATCCAGCAAGGACCCAAGCATTGACGCAGCCGTTAGCGTTTGAGAGCGTTTGGATAGGCACTCTGGTCAAATGACCTCGTGCTCGGTTGCGAGTGCTCATGAACGGACAAACTCCTTCGTGGGTTGGGGGATACTTACCTAGTACCCCAGAGGTTTCTCTTCGTAACGAAGAAGATCTAGGTTCCTAAGGCGATGCGTCAGAAGGTCCCTATGGAGTAGCCGGTCACTTCGAGTAGTCGAACGAAAACACAGGTGAAACCCGTGTTAAGGTTGACGTAGACGAAGGCCGGCTTCCTTACATAGGAAGCTTTGTCAGCATCGGCCTTAAGATCCGCGATCCACTCTGAAAAGTCAGCCATAACGGCTTCCTCACCAGAGCTAAGTTCGGATGGATTAGCTTCCATCGCGATTATCAGAGCGTTCCAGCAAGCACGGAAGTGGTCGCTGGTAATGCTTTGACTCTCGTCCACCAAAACGATGGATTGGAGATCGACTCTAGATGAGAAATTACGCATATGGACTCCTTTTCAGGGTTAGTTACGG